GCTGCTCGCAAGTCTGATCATAATCCAGATGCACAAGGATGGGTACGTGCCATCGATGTTGACCGCGACCTTAACGGCAAAGGCAGGAAGCCCGATGTCATGCCTGACTTGGTCGATCAGATTCGAGTCGCTGCAAAGTCTGGCGATAAAAGAATTAGTTACATCATCTTCGACGGCCGCATCGCCTCATCTAAAAAGGCTTGGGCTTGGCGTCCTTATGATGGGATCAATAAGCATAATCATCACGCGCATATCAGTTTTACTATTAAGGGCGACGAAGACAGTTCATTCTTTAATATCCCGATGATAGGTGGAAACTAATGGAGCAAGCAAAATCACTAGCAGCATCATGGGCTCGATCATTCTTGGCCGCTGCCCTCGCGCTATACATGGCAGGCGTAACAGATCCTAAGACCTTAGCGATGGCAGGCGCGGCAGCAGTAGCACCCGTCATTCTGCGCTGGCTCAATCCTAACGATGCCTCATTCGGAGTCGGGAAAGAATGACTCAAGAAAACTTCTTCACTCTTTACTTCGCTAGCCTTGCCGTCATCGGTGGGCTTGCAGGTTATGTGATCACGCATCTTCTGTCTGAAATTAAGCGACTCAACTCGCGTGTCGATGAGATTTACAACATCCTTCTCGAGCGATAATTATTGACATGGCAAGAAAGAAAGTCATCGATCTCGATACTTACTCACAGCTTGACGCATGGGCTATCAGCCTGCACGAGATGTATCGCGCACTACGCAAGGCAGGATTCGCAGTTGATCTCTGCCTAGCAATCATTACCGATCGAGACTCTTACCCCGAGTGGATACTGCCTGAGATCCCTGACCGAGTGGATCGCTTACCCTACGAGGACGACGACGAGGACTAATGAAGCGCATTGTCATAGTGAGCGACCTACAGGTTCCCTTCCACGATAGACACGCAGTTAAGAATCTAGCCAGTTTTATAGCCAAGTTTAAGCCGCATGAAGTAGTCACGATAGGAGATGAAATTGACTTCAACACCATCTCGAAATGGTCAGAAGGCACGCCAGAAGCCTACGAGCAGACTCTGGGAGACGATCGCGATGAGGCTGTTCAGGTACTTTACGATCTACAAGTAACGCAATGCCTGCGTAGTAATCATACTGATCGTTTATACACGCAGTTGATGCGTAAGATTCCCTCATTCCTTTCATTGCCGGAACTTAGGTTCGAGAAGTTTATGCGCTTTGATGAGCTAGGGATCACCTTTCATAAGAAGCCGTATAACATTGCACCTAATTGGATCGCAGTCCATGGCGACCATACCCCTATCAAGTCACAAGGGGGTCTCTCAGCCCTTGAAGCAGCCCGTAGGCATGGTAAGAGCGTCATCTCTGGACACACTCACAGAGCAGGGAGATCGTCCTTCTCAGAGGCCTCTGGAGGCCGTATCGGGCGTGTCCTGCATGGGGTAGAAGTAGGCAATCTTATGGACTTTAGCAAGGCCAGTTACACAAAGGGATCGGCTAACTGGCAGCAGGCGTTCGCCATCATGTACGTCGATGGCAAGAATGTGCAGGTTGATCTTATCTACATCGAAAAGGATGGGACGTTCGTAGTCTCAGGCAAGCGATATGGACGACCTAGATAACGAGCTAAACAGGGACATCGATGATCAGATCGACGACCTAGAATCGTTACCGTTTCGTTATCTAAATATCTGGAAATTCCCCTTTGGGTCATGAGACATTAGAGCCACGGATGAAGGGCATCCAAAGAAAGGCTCAACATGTTCGATCCATCACTAGGCGATTTTATTGTAATGATTGTGCTATCTGCACTATATTTCCATGTAGGCCGTATCGTCGGCATTCGCGTGGGATATCTCCAAGGCCGTAAGTCAGTCCGAGATTACTACGCATCAAAGGAAAGGGTGCGAGTGTGAAAGCAAGTGAAGTCCTATTATCAGCTACTGACATCATTGGAGACCGAGGACGAATATATGGTCATCCTCGTATCAATCAGACTCGAATCGCACTACGACTCCAGCAGATGCTTGAAACACCAATCTCAGACCATCAAGCGTGTCTGGCGATGGTCGAAGTCAAGCTCGCACGTCTCCAAGAAACCGCTGACCATATTGACTCCTATATCGACGCTTGTGCGTACCTCGCTTTAGCATGTGAACTAATTACTGAAAGGGATGAAAATTATGTTTAATCTTTCGGAGTACACCACCGTTAGCGAAAGAATCAAATTGTTTAGAGAGATGTATCCGATGGGCAGAATCATAACTACATTGATCTCAGAAGATCCAAGCCGAGTAGTATTTAAGGCTGAGTTCTACCGAGACGATGAAGATACGAGACCATTCTCGACAGGTTATGCCAGAGAGATCACGGCAGATCGAGGAGTGAATAAAGATTTTGCACTCGAGAACTGTGAAACGTCTGCAATTGGAATTGCCGCTAAAAATGCTGGTATTGGTACTGAAAAGAATTCAATTAGCCGAGAAGAAGCCGAGAAGGTAAATCGAGTGAAGGCTAAAGATGCAACCATTCAAGAAGTAAAAGCCAAGATGGCTGAAACATCTGGCGAGTACATCCCAGTAGTGAAAGAAGAAGATCCATGGACTATCAAGCCAGCGACTATGCCGCCCACAATGGGGGAAGCTGTATCGACGGTGAAAGAGATCATTGGCGGCCAGACAGAGAAGGATATCCCTCACTGCAAGCATGGTGAGATGATGTGGAAGACCGGCACGACAAAGGCTGGCAAGCCATGGGGGCACATGAAGTGCAAGGCAGCTGTGACAGGTGAGATCGGTGGTCGATGCGAGTCGCCTAACGATGTGATCTGGTACGAGATTGCTAAAGATGGATCATGGCAACGCCAGAAAGCGAGAATGTAATGGGACGTCTACAGTTTATGAACCAAGATGGTGAGTGGGAGTCATTTCCAACAGAAGATGAGATACATCGATCTAAGGAAGTCATAGCAATCCTTGAGGAGTTTACATTCACGACTAGATGCTGCTTATGTAACGAGTCGATTCCCTACAAAGACATCAAAGTGAATTTGACCAATAAGAGCTGGTCATGCGCTAAGTGCCACGCGGTCAATGGCCTCACAAAGCCGTAAGTATCGAGGATTCTCGACCGAGCGTGTGGTCGCACGTTACCTTTCGGAGTGGTGGCCACATGCAGATATCGGTCGAGGGGCTGGAAAAGATATAACACATGTCCCGTTCGACATGGAAGTTAAAGCTAGATCGGCGTTCCAGCCAAAGGCGTGGATCGATCAGGTCACAAAGAGGGCGAGTAAAGCTGGTGACTTGCCTATCGTAGTTAGTCGATTGAATGGCCAAGGGGAGAAGGCTCCTAGTGAGTACCTTGCATTCATGAGACTCGGTGATCTGGTCGATCTATTGCTCAAGGCAGGTTACGGTGATTTCAAGGGCGATATTGGTACACTTGAACCTATGAGATGCAATATGTGTGGCGTGTGGTCGTTCACTGAGACATGCAGAACATGTGAGGTCGATCCAGATGCCAACCTATGAATTCGAGTGCGATAACGAACACTGTGAATCTAATGCAAGGATCGAGAAGTGGATGTCAATCCATGAGCCTCATGATCTGGAATGCCCATTCTGTCATTCATCGATGAGCAAGGTCTATAGCTCTATAGGGGTATCGTTTAAGGGTACTGGATTCTATTCAACTGACAATAGATAACTGTGATCTAATTCACATTCCACATAGTGAGATTATGGGAAAGGCTACACATGAAGGTATTTGACATCGCTGGTACTCTCAGGGCTAGAGCCCATCAAGGGCTCACCGCAGGCCGTTCACGGCAAGCCTGCGGGGTAGCCATCGCTATTGGGATAGCTCTATCTATCGCAATGCCGCTAGATGCACAGGCGTCAAACCAAGCAATCAAATACGTCAAAGAATTAGCCAAGTATCAATTAACTGATAAGCAAGAAGAATGTCATCATGAGATCATCTATCGAGAGAGTCGATGGGACTATCGAGCTGTAGGTAATAAGTCCGGAACTAAGCAGGTATATGGGCTCTATCAGATGAAGACTGAAAGTCTTAAGAATAGTTCTACAGTTAAACAGTTCTGGATGTATTGGCATTACGTCATTCATCGTTATGGAGTAACAGAGTATGATGAGCCTAACTATTGCAAGGCATTACATCATCTAAAGACTAAGGGATGGCAATAGTGCCTAGAAATAATCTAACGGAAGAGCAAAGAGCCTTCATTCGTGAGAATGCAACAGAAGGCGGTAACTGGTTAGCAGAACAGTTAAACGTCGATCGAGCAGCGATCTATCAATATGCAACAGACATTAAGATAAGCGTAAAGAAGGGTGGAGTAGGACACCCTAAAGACAGTGATATAAGAAAGATGGCCAAGAAGTGCAGACCTTGGCCTAAGAACTATCGTCACTACAAGAAGCTATTAGTAGAACGTGATGGCCTTAGGTGCCATTACTGTGACGTAATCATGACCTATAGAGATGCACAGATAGACCACATCGTAGCCAAGGCTAGAGGTGGGACAGATGCACCCTGTAACCTAGTGCTAGCATGTGCTACATGTAACCATGTTAAGAGCACATTGTGCTACACATGCCCAGAGTTTAGAGATAACATTGCCAAAAGATCCTAGAGATAGTAGAGCTTATAGAGCCAGACGCTTAGAGGTGTTGGCTCGTGATCAGTGGACTTGCTTCTATTGCATGCAACCAGCCAGCACGGTCGATCACGTCATACCGATCAAAGACGGAGGCGATCCACTTGCCTACGATAACCTCGTCTCATGCTGTAGCACCTGTAATTCACGCAAGGGATCACGCTCACAAGGCTCTTTTTTAGCACACACGTTCACCCCCCCTGTCTTTTCTGGCAATATGTACCCGATGCAGTCCAGACCGATGCCGGACTCACCCTTTACCGCCCGACCAGTCACAGACAGTCCTGAATAATGGCAGCTCGTAAACAGCCGCTACGAGGGGCAACCAAGGCAAGGCTTCACAGTCCACTTCTCAAGGGTAAAACACGCTCAGATGAGATCGCCAAGCTTGCAGATGATCTTGGCATGCCCTTATTGCCGTGGCAGAAGTGGATGCTCGATGACATGATGCGAGTTGACGCTAAAGGCATGTACATTCGTAAGACTTCGCTCTGCCTCATCGCTCGACAGAATGGTAAGAGCCATCTAGGTCGCATGCGCGTCATCTGGGGGCTCTTTTATGGTGGCGAAACTAAGCACTTGATCATGAGCTCTAACCGAGCGACTGCCCTTATGACCTTTAGAGAGATCGCTTGGATCATTGAGAACGCGCCTCACCTTAAGGCTGGCACTAAGGCGATTCGCTATGCCAACGGCGGCGAACGCATCGAGCTTCTCAACGGGGCAACACTTGACCTCGTATCTGATACTCGTGACTCATCTCGTGGACGCACCGCTGACTTTCTATGGATCGATGAAGTTCGAGAGATAAGTAAAGACGGCTACACAGCTGCGATCCCTACGACTCGCGCCAGACCTAACAGTCAGACGCTACTGACATCGAATGCTGGAGACGCCTTCTCTGAAACTCTAAACACGCTAAGAGAAAGAGCTCTATCTGCCCCTCCTAAATCATTTGGATTTTACGAATGGTCAGCACCGCAATACTGCAAGATTACAGACCGCAATGCATGGGCGATGAGCAACCCTGCTCTGGGCTACACAATATCGGAGGAATCACTTGAAGAAGCTGTCGCAACAAATAAAATTGAGGACATTAGGACTGAACTTTTATGTCAATGGATTGATTCTCTACAGAGTCCATGGCCTCATGGCGTACTTGAGGAGACCAGCGACAACACGCTCCAGATTCCGATTGGTGGCTATACAGTTTTTGGCTTTGATGTATCTCCATCTCGCCGCAATGCGAGCCTCGTTGCTGGTCAGATTATGGGTGACGGAAGAATCGGCGTGGGCATTCTCCAGACATGGGAAAGCCAGGTATCGGTAGATGATCTCAAGATCGCAGCTGACATCAAGGGATGGGCTGATCAATATCGACCTAAAATGATCTGCTACGACAAGTATGCAACGCAATCGATCGCTGAAAGATTAGCCAATGCTGGTCAAGTAGTTCAAGATGTCTCAGGCCAGCAGTTCTATCAGGCTTGCTCTGACCTTCTCGATGGTCTAGTAAATCATCGCGTAGTCCATAACGGCCAAGCCGAGTTGATCCAGCAGATGAATAACTGCGCGGCTAAAGTCAATGACTCATCATGGCGCATAGTAAAGCGTAAGAGTGCAGGCGATATCTCAGCACCGATTGGCCTTGCCATGGTCGTGTCGATGCTACTTAAACCACAACAGGTAGCGGCTATCTACACGGAATAACACAACATGTAGTGTATAATTGCCATCTATGGGTATCCTCTCGCGCCTTACAGGTGCAACACCGAAGGCCAATGTCGAAGCGCAATACGCACCGCAGGTTCTAGGTGAGTATTCGCCTTATGCAATGCCGTTCCAGTTTGCTTATGTTGGGCGCACTGAAGCAATGGGAGTTCCAGCACTAGCTCGATGCCGCAACCTTCTCGCTGGTACGATCGGCACTATCCCACTTGAGTTATACAAGAAGTCAACAGGCGAAGAATTAGGCAAGCCACTATGGCTCGATCAGCCTTCATACTCACAGCCTCGATCAGTAACTATTGCTTACACAGTCGATTCACTCCTATTTTACGGACAGGCATTCTGGCAAGTAGTAGAGACTTATCAAGAAGACGGGCGTCCATCTCGATTCGAGTGGATCGCTAACAGCCGCGTAACTGCGACACTTGATCGTGACAATGTCTTCGTTAAATCTTACGCCATCGATGGTACGACAGTACCAATGGACGGCTTAGGATCTTTGATCACATTTCAGTCACTTAGCGATGGCATTCTTAACACAGGAACATCGACTATCCGCGCAGCTCTAGATGTCCAGAAGGCTTCTGTCATAGCTGCTGCAACTCCAATGGCGTCTGGATATCTTAAGAATACAGGCGCGGATCTACCACCTGTAGAAGTTCAAGGATTACTTGCAGCATGGAAGTCTGCCCGTCAAAATCGTTCTACGGCTTATCTGACATCGACCCTTAATTATGAGACAGTCGGATTCAGCCCTAAAGACATGATGTATAACGAGGCAATCCAAAACCTTGCGACCGAGATTGCTCGCCTTTGCAACGTGCCACCTTATTACGTCTCAGCAGATCAGAACACGACAATGACTTACGCGAACGTAACTGAAGAAAGAAAGCAATTCTTGACGCTATCTTTACAGCCATTTATCTCAGCCATCGAGGATCGTCTTTCAATGGATGACATCACAGCTCGTGGCAACATCGTCAAGTTCGACATCGACAAGAATTATCTCCGCACAGATCCACTCGTAGAACTCTCAATCATCCGTGAACTTCTTGATCTCCAGTTGATCACTCAGGAGCAAGCCATGGAGATGACAGACCTAACACCTAACGGAAGCGAAGGCATGCAATGAAAGAGATGCTCACATTCTCAGCAGAACTTACAGCAGATGCGTCAGAGCGCACTATCTCTGGCAAGATCGTCCCCTTTAATGGCGAGGTAGGAAACACATCTGCCGGAGCCGTAGTCTTTGAGCGCGGCGCAATTAACATTGCTGATTCAAGCAAAGTGAAGCTCCTACTGGAGCACGATCCTAAGCAGCCAATTGGCCGTGCTCAATTCTTCAATGAAACAGAAGACGGAATCTTTGCATCGTTCAAGATTTCTAAATCATCCCGTGGCACAGATGCTCTCATCGAAGCCTCAGAAGAACTCCGTACCGGTCTCTCAGTCGGAGTTATGGTCAATGCAGCCAAGCCTAAGAATGGCGTGCTGTACGTATCGAGTGCTGACCTACTCGAAGTAAGTTTAGTGCAGGCCGCCGCATTTAAGTCAGCAGCCGTCACTGATATAGCGGCGTCTGAAGATGAAGCCGTTGAAGAAACCCTACCAACAGAAAGCGAGACAGCCACAGTGGAAACCACTCCAGCAGTCGAAGCAACACCTACAGTTGAGGCTGCCGCAGTTGAAGCTGCTCGCCCTGCTGTCACAGCAATGGCTTACACAAAGCCAAGAATCGAAGTAACAGCTGCAAAGTATGCAGAGCAGTCAATCCGCGCAGCACTTGGCGATGACTCAGCTCGTCAGTACATCGCAGCAGCAGACAACACAACTGACAACGCTGGTCTCGTACCAACACGTC